CCGTCTTTGTATGAATAAGGGATGCCGTGCTCGTCAAACAACCGCTTCAATTCGGCTGCGGTTCGTCTCTCGAACAGGCGATAGAAATTTTTGTTTTTTCCGGGTTTTATAGCTCTGACTGCGTTTGAAGCGCATCGTTCGTGACTGTCCACCACTAAGAGAACTTTTCGGGGCGGCATTTTGGAGAAGCGCATGAATTCTGAGCGCACGCGGAGGTTCAGCATGAAGTCAATGATGTCGCACACTTGTTCGGCGTTGAAGAACGGGTAATGCTGCTGGCAGGCAGCAACGAGAAAACCAACCTCAGCCTCGCTGTAGTCAGTAGCTCTTGATACGTATGAGCGATACAGGCTGTCGTCTGTCACGTTTGCGTCGGCAATGCGGGTGAGATGCTTCATGAACGCGCGAATCGGATCGACTAGATATCGGTTACCATCGTGAAAACGCCCGGCATGATAACCGACGGTGCCATAGTCAGTGGTTAAGGTGACTTGTCTGACAGATGGATATGCTCCCAGCGACCGCTGCAGCAAGCTCCACATTCTTCCGTGGACGTCGTCTCCTTTTTGATTGATAGACCCGTTTCTCGCAGCAAGATACTTAACGGCTATGACACACAATTCCATCACGCAGTTTCGCAGCAATGTGAAGGGGTCACCGGAGCCGAGGTTGAAACTCACAGTGGACCTCATCCCGTCCTCGCCGCGTGACAAGATCATGTACTTTCGCACGTACTGCATGTAGAAATCGAGCACCTGTCGGTCGCATCCGGCATCTCTCAGAATGAGCATGAACGCGTAGAGGAAGCCAGCGGTGTGAGATGAATCTTGCTTGCTGACGTCGGCTTGGAAGTTATTCGCGCCGTTAAGACCCTCAGCGATGCCCAACCGCCGCATCTTTGCAGACAGCTCATCATCAGACAGACCGTAATCGAGTACCACGTCCGAGCGCAGCCGTTTCTGAACGTTCAAGTATGCCTTGGGCTGCTCATTGGCGAAATACGCATTGAATACCTTGCTGTTCGCCAGGATACTTTGCCCGTAGGGTAACGTCGCTGCGAAGCACTCTTGAGCCTTGGCCTTGCTCTGCGTCTTGAATTCGATCGACACTTGTAGGGAGGCAGCCGTCTCGCCGAGCGGTTCGCTGTTGATGATGCTTGAGAGCGCGCGTTGCTCTGATTCAATGAGCCAGGCAGCAGCTTTGTCAACTGCCAGGATGGTCGCACTGTCGTCATAGAATGCCTCCGCGTACCGCTGGTAGATCCTGTAGCCTTCCCTCATCTGCTGCGTGCCAAGTGTACTGGCCTTGGTTCTGG